CTAGTCGCCTCGACATGAATCTTAGTACCGTAGAGCCGCACGGTTCCAGTGCCTGCCATGGCTCCGGTCGTCAACCCCTCGTCGGTGCCTTCACGAGAGTCGATAGAACCCCCGTAGATAGCGATGATTCCAGCGTCCGCCATCAAGCATCGTGTTGGTCCTGTGGTCGTCGGCCCGAAAGCGCGTAGTGTTGGATTGTACAACTCCACAACTGCCGATGCATGATTGGTGTAGACGCAATCATAGGTCGAATCGAACTCAACATCATGACCACGGAGTGAGCTAGCCCGAGTCAGTACAATATCGTCGATGTTACCGGAGAGATAAACATTTCGGAGAGTTGCGTTGGTGCAGAGGGCAGTGTAGTCGCCCACCGGACACTGCTCTGATTCACTGATTCCAACAATCCCAAGGTTTTCTGCCAGTGAGTTGGTTCCGGGCTCGTAGATATGGCCAGAGCCAATCGCCAAAGTCGATGTGATCGTAGTCACTCGCTTTCCGGCACCGCGTATGCAGACCCCAGCCGGACAGGCAGCCTTTGCCGCTCCCAGGGCGAATGTTCCAACCCCAATCAGTACCAGATCACCTGCCGACGCCGCCTCGATAACTGTTTTGACGCCTGCCCCTGCCGTTTCCTTGGCGGTTGCCCAACTCAGCCCATCGTTACCCATCGTTTCGGAGGCATCGTATTTGACATGCCATACTGTACCGCTGACGCCGTAAGCCTCGCGGGAGATTTGCTGGTTGTTGCTTGCGATTCTGGCATACGCATCGCCAGTCATGGCCGGGGCATTTGTGCCCTTCCACTTCGTAACATTCACCTCCTGATCGGCGGCAAGCTCGAATCCGGTCTTGTCGGATACATCGGCAGCCCACGGAGCGAAGGTTGTTCCATCCCAATAGCCAATCAACGTACCGAGCAAGGTATCCCCGACCGCTTGTGCGCCAGCAGCCCGCAGGTAGACATCGACATAATAGAACCCGGCTACCATGTTCCCGGAAATTGCGGGAAAGTCACCGGCGTAGAAATAGCTCGAAGCGGGTGTCTCTGGTAACAGGACGCCATACTCTTCGTTGACCCAATTCGCCACCACCTTCGTCTCGAAATCCGGTGTGCCGCTCGTGTTCCAAACTTCTGGCGTATCTGTACGAATCACTGCGTACAGCGTGTCACCAGTGGCTTGATGCGGCCATTGTATTTCGTCTGCCATTTATCTAGTCCTTCTTATGCGGCCCTTCGTGTGTACACACCACCAACGGTTTTTCGCCACGGATCGTATCGTTCTGAGCCTTTGTCTAGGTTGAAAATAGATTTGACTTGCCACGCTGTCTGTACTTCATCGTATGCCCGTACATTGTCAAGCAGTCCAGTGTAGAATCCGGTCAGTCCGCCAACCCCATTACCACGACTCCCCATGTAAAAGTCACTCAAAGCAGTCGTAATCGCACCGGACAAGGTTCCGCCGCCATCAGGATCGCCGTCGAGGTACCACAAAACAGCAGTACCATCTACCGTTACAGTAAAATGCTGCCACGTACTCAGCGAAAAATTGGTACTATGTGCAATGTATCCGGGTGAGCCATTCCACGAATAAAATCGCCAGTTTAAGTAGCCGCTGTAAATACCATATTGTCGCTTTGAGCCATTATGTTTTGCGAAAGCATAGCCCGCCGTGCCTGTCGCATACTGCCACCAACTAAGCGTAAGCTTCGCCGTAATGTCAAAGTCTGCTCCGGGTACTGTGATTCCGCTAGTGGAACCGTTGAATGATGCGCTGTTGCCAATCTTACCCGCAACCCATGACACAGCAGTTGCCTCGCCATCGTTGCCCTGGCCGCTAGCGTCAACCACATCAACCAGTTTCCAATGTCCCAGCAAACTCATTCGCTCAGTCTCCCGTACCGTTTCCGTCGTCCTGTTCCTTGTCCACGTCCGCTACCCTGTCCTTTTCCAGGACCACCTTTTGTGCAACTGCCAGTGTTGACGTTACGACGACCGCCACCGGATTGACCTTTGCCTTGTCCTGAACCGTTTTGTTTTCTATTGGACATGTCGAAACTTCTTTTCTTCGTTAAGGTGTTCTCGCATTGTTCTTAGTAAAAGGTTGAACGAGGTTATATCGCGGGCGTCCATCGGAAAGTTTTCTTCATTTACTATTTCTTCTGCTTGACGGAGACACTCATCAAGTTGGGCTATTTCTGGCAGCATGAGACTCCAAAATAAAAACCCGGCCCGGAGGAAGCATAGGTCCCTCACGAACCGGGCGGCAACCACGACATTCGGTGATTTGTGCTTTTAGTAAACGACCGTTCCATAGGCCACACAAGTTGGAATGTATAAAGCCGGGACGGCATTGTCCACCGCGATCAACTCGAATCCTGCGGGCTGAGTGAACCGTTCCGTCCATGCGGCCAGTCCGTATCGTTCGGAGCCGGGGTCTAGCCTGTTTTCCGCGACGATTTCGCTACCCTCCAGCATCTCGGCCCAGTCCGCACCCGGATCGGGAAGGAATACCGCGTGGGTGTCGTCGAAGAACTTGGTGTAGGTCCCATTCACCGTGAGACCCGCATCGTAGACGTGGAACGTCAGGAATGGGAGAGCACGGAAAACGATTTCGTGACCTGTGCCGGGGATTCCTTCGGCGGATCGTGTTACTTCCTGGTTCCAGGAAGAAAAGACGATGTTGGCCGTACCGCCAGCGTTTTTGAGGCCGGTGTTGGTCAACAGGTATTGAAGAATGGTACTGTTGCACCAGACATGACGGAGAGGGCGCCCGTGGAGTTGCTCGAAAGCCGCGTTGATCTCCAGACAGTCTCCAATCACATCGGCGGTGGCGACAGTCGCCCATGAGGTTCCCACGATGTCGCCAGCGCCCAATAGGTTCAGTTTGGTCTTACTTGCGGCGGGAACTTGAAAATCCACGTTGAAAGTTCCCGCATCAGTTTCCACGGGAATCCAGTCGTCGCCACTTGCGAGAAGACCGAAGCCGCCCCGAAGCATCCGACTCAGCATGAACTCACGGAAGTTGCGGAATCGCTGGGCAAGGTACTCTTCCTGGGAAGTGATGTACCGTTGGCCCCGATTGTCTACGTCGCCCCACTGACCTCCGAGCGGTCGTGTGCGGAAGATTCTTTCTTCCAGAAGAGGCATCTTCTCATGGGCACGATAGATCGTCACCGGGACATGACCGATAACGTTCGGAGAGATTGTCGAAGGGCCGGTTCCAGGTGCCCGACCGTGGGCAAGTGTTCGGGTCTTGTCGAAAATATCGAATCCCGCGTGATGGCCTCCGACGGGATTGATATTGTTTCCGCCCGCACCCATCCCAAAGAAACCTTGGAGACGGGATTGCGGGGTCTTAATCGTGCTGATAACCCGAGTGACCACCGGAGCGGATAGCAACTCATGGAGGGAAACAGTAGCCATTTCAGGCCTCCTTTATTAAAACAGTTGTAATCCGCTTTGAGGCGGTTTCTTATTATGGTCCTGTGGCAACGGCAGCGATTATGTCGCCTACCGAGTAAGAGACAGACATGAAAGATCGTCCTGTGGTAGCAGCAGGAGTACCCACGGCCATTACGGCGATAATGTTGTTAGCGACTCCGTAGTACGGACCGGAGTTTCCCGTTTCAGCCGCACCACGTTGACCGGTGGCGGTAACGAGATAGGCTCCTTCGACTCCACCCCAACAACCCTCTTCCGCCGTATCCAACACTTCACCAACCAGCAGGTCGGTAGCTTTACAATCCGTGGCCTCGAAGTAGCCATTGTCGTCATCGTCGTCACCGACGATGAGAGAGGCGGTAGTCGCACCCCACAACACAGTATTCACAAACTTGATGCTGTGGACTATAGCCCCGGCGGGAATTGGAACCGTCCCTGTGTGAACGTCATTCGTGGCGTTCTCCACGAAGGGAACTATCTTCGTAATGACCACTCCGATAGGAGCCTTGTTGGCAACATACCAGCGTTGACCGCCTGTGGTAACGACTCCACACACAACTTCCATAGCTTCGTTCGGACCTAACATAATACCCGTTGTTCCCGCGATCCCTTCGATTTGATTTCCAGCCGCGAGGGTAAAAATCATGCAAGGGAAGGCTGTACCATTTCGGAGGGAGATACGTTCTCCGATACGCAGGGCATTGGGAAGCGTGACCGCGTACTCTGTGTGGAGCGTGACACCCGTAACGAGTGCGATGTCTGTCCCCGAGAGGATGAGGCCGGTCGTCGCTCCGTCCGATGTGGCAGTAACAGATTCGAGGCTTGCAACTCTCTTGTTGACGGTCGCCCATCGTTGAGCACCACCTGTGATGTCGGAGGATTGAACTTCGATGGATTCGTAGGGACCGAGAGGGATTCCGGTTGTTCCTGCGATGGAGTCGATTTGGTTTCCCGCTGCCAAAGTGTAGATCATGCAGGGGAAAGCCGTAATGTTCCGAAGCTGAATCTTTTGACCAACGAAAATCGAATTGGGTAATGTCACCGCATGAGTCGGATTGGCCGTAATACCCGTAATTAGGGCAACGGTTGTTCCAGAGGTGATGAGGCCGGTCGTGGCTCCACCACTGATCGCAGTAACGGCTTCGGCAGAACCACCGGCGTAAGAAGTGATCGTACCCGACGATGGGAGTGTGATGTACTGTCCATTGCCGGATGTGTTGGCATAATCCTTGACGATGCCAATAACCTCATTGAAAATGCCGATGGTAGCCGCTACTGTCAGGCTGGCATCGGCAGCAACGCCGGGGGTAATCATCGTGCCCGAGGCGGGTGCAATGGTGATTGCATGAGCGGAACCCGAGAGGAAACCGAAGTGCAATCCAGGACGTGCGGACGGGAGAGCAAAGGTACATGCCGCACCCATGTTGATGAAGATAGTATCATTGTGGGCTTCGGTGACGGTGAAGGGGCTTTCGGTGGAGCCGTTCACGACACGGGTATTCTTCCATCCACCCCACATGCTCCCGTTCGGTTCGTCGTCCAGCATGAACCGTCCGGTGGAGGCAAGTTGGGCGCGGGCCAGCATACCGTAGGTGCTGTCGGTCGTGAGAGCGGTAAGCGAACCGCTCGTCAAAACCGCACCAGCGGAGATGGTCAGGGGGATGATAAGCGAAGAAGCCTTGATGTTTCCGCCGACAAGGACATAGCCGAACCAGCGATCCGAGCCGCTGCCGGTGGTGGAGTCGATCATCCGTTGGTCGTACAGAAGGATGCCATAAATGTGCTCGGTGCCATCGGTGGCTTCGGGATTCCACTGGGCGAGTTTCCCGCTGGCCGTGATTTTTCCCAAGGCGAGACCCGCAGGAAGAACATCGGTTGGACTACTGCTGATGTCACGGGCTGTGTCGTCAAGAACGGCGGACATGACTTTTTGCTGTTCACGCAAACCCCACCAGACGATGTTTTCGGTGGTTGTAAGAGTTCCACCAATACCCGGAAGTGGATAGGCACCAGAAAATGTAAGAGGCATAATTTACTCCAATTCGTGCGAAGGGTTATGACGTTTTGATTTTCCCTTGCGGGGACACTAATCGTATAGCACTCTGTTGTAGAGTTTTTTTACTTGACGTTTTACCTTGGCGTCGTGCTTCCTTACGGCTGCATACCCAGCGGCTTTTCGTGCCTTAGTAGCCTTCTTCATTTTCGGTTTACCGCACACAGTTACCTCCCGGAGGCGGCCAGTTGGGCATCGACAACTTCTTTCTGCCGCTTCTCATCCATCGCGGGGTCACCCAGGGACTCGGCTGGGATTTCCTCCTCGTGGGCTAAGCGCAAGCCTTTACTCTTGGGGTCGGCGGCCAGACTATTGGGATTCTCTGGAAGTGATTCCAGAGCGTCCAACAGCAAGTCAAGGGTGCCTTTGGCCGGTTCGCCATCCTCTCCCAGGGAAAGTTTGTATCCTTCCAACATGGGCTTGAGGGTTTTGGTGGCGTAGGCCGGGCTGATTTTTCCCTGCGAAACGAGGGTATCAATCCTTCGGACGTATTCCGCCCCGACAAGTTTGGTAGCGAAGTTCATTTCGACGGACATGAGTTCTCCTCCAGAATCGAGATTGGTAGACATGGCAACGGGAGTTGGTTGCTCCCTCTTCGCTTTTTCTTCTTCGGTTTCTTCCCCACCTGTTCCCTCTTCGGACTTCTTACTCTCAGCGATGGCTTTCGAGGCAATGACAATCCGTTCAACGAGGTTCTCGGCGGTCGTGTCGTCCGGGAGAGAAAGTCCCACGGACTTGAGGGAAGCGATGGCCGTTTTCAGGGAAAGCGTGGCACCTTCGGGATTCACCCCGTCGCCTGTTTCGTCGGCCATCTGCAAGGCTGTTTTGGCTTCGTAAACCACGCTTCGGGTAACCTCTTTGGCCGTGTCCCCCAGCGTTGCTACACTGTCTTTCAGAGTGTAGGAAAGATTGTAATGTTTGCCGTTGAGGTTGTAGATGACGTGGTCGTCATAAACGTCGGCAATCCAGGCATCTTCCGTCTTTTCTCGGAGGGCTGATTGTACCACGTCACGAATTTGGTCCATCGACATTTCAGCGGCAAGTTCCATCGGGGTTGCCAAAATCTGTGAGAGACAGAGAGCCAGGGCGGGTGTGTCCGATTGGGGAACGAAGTTCTCTTGATTGGGGATGATCGGATTCGTAACCAGGGCGATGTGGAGAATGGAATCGTCCCAATGATTCCCGTCGCCGTCGTCCCACGTCTTGACGTAGGGGGAAACTTCCTGGACGGTCTTACCGATGCGATCAGAGTCCTCTTTGTTGGGAACGTCCAGTTCACCGACCAAGGCTCCCTTGTCGTCGATGCTGAGCTTCTTCCAGAAGCCCGCGTTGTCCTTCGCGGATCGTTTCGTTTTGGCGAGAGGAACGGAAGCATCGTGTCGGTAGGGTGCGGGGATGCGAAGACCAGCGGCGAGCATTTTGGTAAAGCGGTCGGACCATCCTTGGAGACGTTCGGCGGTGATCTCTTCGACTTTCCGTTCCCCGGCTGGGGTCTGGACAAGATACTTGCCGGGTTTCAAGATGGTTTTGGTGAAGTTCATTCGCTCCTCATTTCATTCGCTTGACGGCTTCTCGTAGTGCCTTGTGTCCGATTAAGCGACGATGGCTACGCATGTTCGCGGCGACTCGACCTCTCGTTTTGACCCCGATGTTTTTCTTCCCCTTCGGTATCTTGCGGGGCAGATTAGCGGTCAGACTCTTCAGCCCCTTCATCAGTTTCGAGGTGGTTTGTCTCATACTTACCCCTTCTTTTCAGAAATCTACCCCCAAACCTTCTATGGCGTCAACACTTGTTTTGCTATAAAACAAAGGTGAAAGCCCCCTTTTTCTGGAAAGGAATAGTGACATGGCCCTCAACTACACGAATCTTTTTGGTGATATTGGCAAGACAATCGCAACGATCAATGTGTTCGATACCCTTTCAGAGACTACACTTCCGGCAGAAGAACTGATCCTGGAGGACGCTGTTACAGGCCAGGATTTGTTTGAATTGGCCGTGCCGTTTCCCTCGATGTTTGAGGGTATGCAAAATGCAGTTATCGGTTGGATTTCCTCGTTGGCGTCGTGGACCGGGGATAGGATTACTGAGAAAACCACGGTTTTGGATGAGTTGAGTATCGGTGATGAGTCGAGTGTTCAAACCGTGTTGGATGAGATTTATCGCCAGATGGTGGAAGGTGAAGAGTTTGTTGATATGAGTGTGGTGACGGTTGGGGCGTCGGCCTACCACGCGGAGAACAACGGCACGGGGATTCTGTTCAGAGACAAGATTCTGGATGGAGTGACAAGTCCAGGATCGGGGATGAGAGCGGAATGGTGGTACGCTTACGACATGACGTTAGATCAAGCGTACACAGACTTGGTGATTGACCATACGACAGATACGATCATCACCTCATCGGCTCATGCGTTCGTTGCGGCTGATGTGGGAAGGATTATGATTATCGTTTCGGGTACAAACTTTACGCCGGGGACGTATGAGATTTTGAGTGTAGCTGGTGGAAAAGCTACATTGGATAATACGGTAGGGAGTAATGATGCTTCCAGCGGTGTGGGACATGCGTTCAATGCCAAGTGGCCGGGTGAAGCTGGATATATCGGGACCGATAGCGAGTTGACCGGATCGGAAACCATGACGTTGACCTGCGTAGGCGATAGCGAGACAGATGGCTACGCTGACGGTGGCGAACAATTTTCATGGGAAGGTGACGTAAGTTCCCGGACGCCCTATGACTATCGCGGGTCGGGGAGTGGTCGGGGTTCTATTTCCGTGGCGAATGGTAGCTCGCTGTTGAGCAATGGTGAGTTTGAAGATTGGACTTTGGACTCTCCCTACTACCTGCCAACGTCGTGGGATGTAGACTCGGGGACAGGGGCCAACGTGAAACGATATGGGGATTTGGCCTACGCCTACACCGACCTTGTGATAGGTGATCCAGCAACTACGGCTGTAACTTCGTCGGCTCACGCTTTCGATGCTAGTGATGTGGGTAGGATTCTGGTCGTAGAGAGTGGGACCGGATTCACCGCAGGGACGTACACGATTGCTTCCCAGGTTGGGGGAGTCGCCACACTGAGTTCAGCCGTGGGAACTGCTGGAAGCACGTCAGGTGTTGCGGACTGTCTGGAGGCGCCAAGTCCGTTGCGTGGAACGTACCCGCTGCAACTTCTCGGAGATGGGAGCACCGCGACTATTCAGATAAGCCAACTGATGGATTCGTTGACTCCACTGAAACGATATTTCGTTGGGTGTTGGGTGAAGGGCAACGGTTCTGTTGCGGCTGGTACGCTGACCATTCAGATGGAAGGTACTGCGTACACGGCGGGTGCTGCTGAGAAGATAGAGATGGATGATACGGCGTTAGCCGCACAGACAACGTGGGGATCGGAAGGATTCTTTTTCACTGCACCACGCGAGATTCCCACAGACTTTTCTCTGGTAGTGAAGATTACGGGAACCCTGACCACAGAGATTAGTGTCTATATTGATGGGCTGGTGTTGGCAGAGCCTACGTGGCATGGCGGTGTCTGTGCCGCAATCCTGGCAGGCGGAACGGTCTTTCTCAGAGAAGATCGAATGACGTTTACCGTCGCCAATGCGGGAGAGGGGTTGTTCCAAGAGTTCTTTCGACAATGGTACGGTCGGCAGTTGTTGAGTTCTTCAGCCGGATACGAAACCATTGCGGATACGCTTGCGGAATAAGGACTAAGAAGTTTTGTAGCTTGAGGGTTGAAGTCCTAAAGACTTTCGTTCGCTTTGCACACGTCTGACAAACTCACGGTTCACTAGCGCACGCTGGGGTTCATTGCGTGGCTCTGGTATCGGGTCGTTCGGTCCTAGCTGTAGTCCATGTTTTCCCTTCCAGGGTTTCTTATATTTCATCCACAACACCCTCCTTTTCCAGAGATTGATTTTACGGCAAGACCCTTTTGTAGGAGTAATGCACCACACGGGCAGTTTTTGTTTAGCCCCTGGTTTGTTGCGAGGAAATTGAACAAATAGACCTGCGAACAGAAGGGACAGAGGAAGTCATATCCAATTCCATTGGTTGCGATGGTGAGGCTATAGGATTTGGACTTAACCCTGTTTTCAATCATGTCTTGGATTGACGTTTTTCTCACAATGGATTCTCCAGTACATGGCGTCTTTCGTTAGAACCTCTAGCGTTTTCTCGTAGCCCAATTCAGATTGGGTAGCTAGTAAGCTCATAAGCCACGGCGTAATCATAGCAATATCTTTGAAGGAAACAGCGGGCAATTCTTTGGGGACTATTTGTTCAATGCCTACCGCCGTTTGATCTCCGTCCTCGAATATGGCGATAGTGAATAACGCGCGTGGTACTTTGTCCTTGAGCGACATGGTCGTTTTCTTTCTACCATGCACTAGGCATATCTGAGTATTGAATCGCGTGTTCGGATGAACCCGCTTCGTAACTGACGAGGAGTGCAGCGTCCGCTAGAGTGTCAACAATGTCGGCGGCTTGCTGGGGATGGCCTGTCCATGTGAAAAGTTGGGCTTCGACCTCTTCCTTCCAGGGCGTATTTTCTTCGGGCAACCATATCTTCCCCTGCTCCATGCGGTTGCAAGCGTCGGTCGCCTGGACTAGCTTGTCTACGCTTCGATGCTTCAGGGATCGGACAGGCAGGCCGGACCTCGCGGCGTACTGGTAGACACCGATGCCTAAGCCGTCTGGTTCGATGGCAATATACTCAGGACGGAATTGCTGGTAGGCTTTCGTGATCGCATGGAGCACGTCGGGGATTTCGACCTGGAATAGTTTACAGTCGATCCATACGAGGTGCCAGTCGGGAGTGAGAAGCCATGTGGATATGCAGGTAGAGGATGCTTGTCGTCGCCAGATTTGCTCGTCGCCAGGACCGGCACGGGTAGAGGCGGCAGGGTCTACCGTTTGGAAACAACGACAACGATTTCTATGACAGGCTTTTCCCGCGAGTACGAGGTAGTCGCCCTGCCATGTGTAGTAGCGCATCCACTTCTTGCGGAATCGCGCATCGGCTGCTACACCCCAGTCTCCACGGAGGAGTTGTTCTCGTGTGATCGGGTCAAGTTCCTGGAGGGATTCACGGTAGCTTTCCTGTTCTAGATAGGGATTGTCTGAAAGGAAAGCTGGGATGTGCGGACGTTTCGGATTCGTACCGCGATAGATATTTCCCACCTGCTTGATAGCGTATCGTTTCTGAACCCACTGATGCCCAAGACCTCCAGGGTTGCTGGCACCACGCATACGCAACGGAATGTCCGAACCCTCTAGTCGACGTAGACGTGAGAACAGATAGAGATAGTTTTCCTCTTGGTGTTGGGTCAATTCGTCAAACCCGATGTACTGAAACTCAGCGCCTTGATAGCGGTAGAAATCCATTTCGGAATCGAGGTAGCCAAACGCAATCTGTGCCCCAGAGGGGAAGTGCCAAACGTGCTGCGATCCGTCCCACCGAGCACGGGTGCCGAGTAGCCATTGCATACTACGGTCAATCAGGGCGCCACCTAACTTGAGATCGGAGAATGTCTTTCGGAAGAGGATGGCTGAGTAGTCAGGAGTTTCGACATACTGTAATGCGGCCATGAGAAGGGCGTCCGATTTGCCGCCACCTGCTGCACCACCGTAGAAGGCTTCTTTGTGTGGAAGCTGTAGGAAGAGAAGTTGTTTTCCTGTTGGTACATGTGGGATGTATTCCCAGGGCCACGATGAAGGCCACTGGATCGGACTGTTCTTCTGTTGGACTAGGGGAAGATACTTGAGATAGGTTTCCTCTTCACCAATAGGATCGGACTGCGCCTTTTCCCGTATCATAGGTCAGACTCCATACTTGTCTTGCTAGTTGGTCAACAATAATAGCGATGAGGTATCCAGTTGTAAGTAATACAATATCGTGCATAATTACTCCTCTATTTCTTTGAAACTCGATTGTGGAATTATTACTTCAAACATAGAGCCGCAAGCGTCACAACTCATTTGCACTTTCACGTCTGTAGCGTCCTCCGACATTTGGATAATGTCTATGTCAATTTCGTTCAACGGATTTTCACAACATGGACATCGCATCGCTACGCTCCCTTTTGAAATTGGTTACTCTCCCGGTTCGTGATTACTTATTGATATGCGGTAAACATTCATCTCGCCATCGCTCTGCCGACACCTGCCAGTTGAATGGTGCGTTACACCAAATCCCTCCATAGGCGTTAGCGATAACTCCCCAAGCCCGTTCCAAATCATCTCTGAGTAGGGTCGTCCGCCTGTCCAGTGTTTCGGCAAACACCTTAGCTAGGGTATCGTCAATAAACTTGTGATTGGTTCTTGGATCGTTCCAACACTGTCTTGCAATGTCAATAGATTGTTGCGTTGTCCTTGTTTCTGTCGCTACAATCGCTCTTGGCTCTTGCCGGTCTTTTAGTACGGCTTTCTCTATTTCCGTATCCAGCAGTTGGACAAAATTATGAATCATTGTTGCCGCTGCCCTCTCAGCTTCAGGTTGTCCATTGAGCCAACATTTGGTTACGAGTTCAGTTGAGCGGTCGGTTGCCATCGCTACACTCCCTTTTGAAATTGGTTATTGGAATGACGAGTCGTACTGTTGAACAAGATTTAGGGTAGGATGTACGCAATCCATGTTTCACCTGTCTCACTCGCCATTCTGTTATTCGTCTAGGTCGTCTTCAGTTACTTCACCATCGCCATTGGTTCCGCTTTTTCCTGGAAGAAGAAACTGTTGGCCTTCCGGGGTGACGCTCATGTATCCCAGTTCAGCCATCGCATGAAGCATCTGAGCCATCGCGTGCTGCTGGGAAATTTTTAGTTCCGCTTCACCTTGGCGTTGCTCAACGGCTAGATTACCGTCGATAGATATTTCGGATCGTTCGGACCAATCCTTCTTCCCTGGTCCTCTTGTCAACCAGAACTTTGGATCGGATTGGCGGACCTCTGCTTCTGCCAACATTCTAGCTTGATCCGCTTGCTCCATCGTGTCCAAAAAGAAACGACGGTAGATTCCCGACTTCTCCCGTTCCCCCCGAACCATCCAAGTGTTCCAAGTTACCCTTGTGATTCCCAAACTGCCAGCAGCAATATGGGGGAACGATCCTAACCGAACTCGTTGCAGGTATTCGCCATACTGAGCCTCCGACAGTTTTCTTAGCGTGGACGTTCGACCTGTTTTCTTACGGGCTGGTTTTGGTGTGGGAACAGGTGACTCCCCGTTTCCGTTTTCGTGGGTGTTTTCGCCATTACCGTTCATCCCGGTATTGTACCACGACGGAAACGAGGGTCAACCTTATTCCTTTGGAAAGAAACGGTCTACTTGCGTGCCCGCTTCGATACTAGACCTTGCGATTTCGCGTAAGCCCTTCCCTGCGCTCGCATCTGCCCAGGCGTTGCACCGGACCTCCGCATCTGTGCGGCTTGCCTTGTTCCGGTTCGTGCTCGACCTTTGAACGTACCCGCTGATCCCGCTTTCGTAGCCATTGTGACTCTCCCTTTTCAAAAGGTAGTGTTGAGGAAAATGCTCCTCTTTCAAACTACATCCTACCCCTTTTGAAAACCTTTGCAATAGAAATTATGCCTGTCGAACACGTCTGTTTTTCAGGAAACCAAACCTCTCCATCGAAAAGTTATTTGCGTAAATAACATGCAAGGAAGAAGGTAGGTTGGCACTTTCAACAACTTCCTGTTTCATCTTGCCGCCATAGACAAGCAAACTTTGCGGCTTCAATGTCGTGACAAGTGTATTGAGGCTGATATTGTACATTTTGGTGAGTGCTTTCATCTCAGCCGCTTTGATAGATTTTTCCGACTTCTTCTCCTCTTCGGAGATCGTGTGCGATTGCATCTGAACACTTAGACAAGGTGCGTTTTGCGGAACACCTGCGAATAGAAACTCAATGTCCTCTTGGTAGACGATATGGGATACGCTAGGAATGACTTTGATTTCCGCCTCTTGCCAGAACCGTCCGATCTGACGGTTACGAAAGACATTGAAAATCCTCCACGCTTTCGGATATCCATTTCCTACGCTGAACTCGGGAGTGATCGCTGCGTAGTATTTCCTTTTAAGCATGGTCTTTGTGAACTCACCTTGTCGTCGCCAACAATCATCCAGCACATCATCTCCCACATGCGTACAGAGTACCGTCTGCTCGAAGGGTAGTCCGAAACAGTTTCCATTCCCCAAGGCCGTGATATAGTAGGGACTGTCTTTCGGGCTGCTGTCGGGGGCCGTCCATGTTGCAAGTGGTTCTGGGCAATCGGAAAGCATCTCCGATCGGAGCAAGGGAATGTCATAAGGAGTTTGACCTAACTCGAACCACCCTACTTCCATAAGATCGAAAACAGGAAGAACCTCGTTGGCTACTTCGGGGTCTGTCGTTGGGTTCGTTGGGAGTTGCTCTAGCAATCGACCTGGTGTTTCTGTCTCTTGAAGAAGTGTCGGTTGGGACACGTAGCTTGACTGTAAATCCTCCATCAACTTCTCCAGCTTCCGCTTGTCGTCCTCTCCGACCTTCGACTTCACAGATGCCAGTTCTTCCCCTACCTTTTCCGTGAGTGCTTTCAACTTGGAAGAATCTACCTCTGCCATCGCGGAGATCGGATCAAGGCTAATGAGTAGTCTCCGTTCCTGTTCTTCCGTCCACCGTCCAACCAGTACGGGGATCGGGCAAAGGTTCTTCAGCTTTTCCATCGTCACTTCTTTACGAGCGTGACCATCAATCAATCGACCTGTCACTTCGTTGTAGAGTGCCGCACCAGCCCACCCATTTTCCTGGATAGAAACCAGCAGGGCTTCGGTCTGTCTCTTCGGGTGTTTTCGCCAGTTGTTCGGATTGGACTTTAGCTGTTCGGGGTTGTCGATCCAAACCAACTTTTGAATCCCTGGATAATCTTCAGGCCGATTCACTTCTGTTAATTGAGGAGTATCATCGTTGTCTTTCTTTTTCTTTGCCATCTCTCATCTATCCCTTTTCGGTAGTAGGCATGGTCGCTCTAGGAGACGGTCCCGAATATCTTCAAGTGTGTTCTGTGAGTCTCCTGCCGTAGTTCTCAGTTTTTCGATCACCGCTGTATTAGCGGAGATCACCATATTGGTTTCTTTCAGAACCAACAACAGTTTTTGAACCAGCGCCCAAAGCACCCACAGTAAAGCTAACGAAAACGCCGCGAAGCCGCCTTGAATCACATATTGAAACGCCGACTCCGGCATTACCACCTGACCTAAAATTATCATTGCGGTTTGTCCAGCAACGAGTGTAACGACGGTGTTTGTCATATTTTTTTCCTACTCGTCCAACGGTCATAACACCACTCGCAAAAAATGCGAACGATAGCGGCGAAAACTAAAATCCCCAGAGCAATAAAAACCTTCAGAGTACAACTCATGGTTTCAACCTCCCACGAAAAAGCTTGACTGGCCGGGGTCAACCCGAACCAGCCAAGCTAACCGAGGTACCACTAGTTTAGCGTCTTCGACAAGCCAAGTGGCCAGCAAGACGAACTACTCTTCGGACAGGTCTTACGCCAGCGACCCTTCGTAATGGTTTTGCATGAACAACGGCGCAGATAGCTTTGCGTACTGGTTTCACCTGGACAACCGTTTTGACTGCCTTACGAACAGGCTTCACATTCGCCAAAGTGTCCAGTATTGGCCTGTAGGGAGATATGATAAGCAGAGGGTAATCCACTGGACGTGCTGGGGCATCGTCCGCAACCACCGGGGGGACATCCGTCACAACCGGGGGAAAGTAATTTATTTGCGGCGGGTAAGTGTCGGCATCACAAACGGCGACGAAAAGCAAACACACAATCGACAAAGCGATTAGCAAACGCGACATGATTCTCTTCTCCTCGAAAATGGGAAACAATAGTAAAAACTACGGGTTTGGTGTACCTGAAGGAAATACCACGGCGGCAATTCCGAATCCATCCGTGAAACTTTCAGCGGCAAAATATGCTTCAGGAATCACATACCAGCCCTTGTAGCCAAAGTCCTCTGACCAGGAACCGCATGTGAGCAATCCCCAACCATGCTCCTCCGTGTGACAGACGCCCTGGGGTGGTGTGACCTGACCGTGACCACCTCCCGATCCCGCTGGTCTACTGATCCACAAGCCCGAGGAGTCCGTGTCGTAATTGCGGCCTGTGTTGACCCCATGAATGACTGAGCCGTAAGTATCGACAAAAGCACCCATGTAGTCGAAGGTGGGACAATCGCTTGCTCGGATGATCGCGTGACATCTCGCATCCTTCGTCTCTTCTTCCGTCCAGTTAGATCGGTAGTCAAGTTCCTGCTGACGGCTGGTGATTTTCGGGATGCCGAAGTTTGTTGCCATCAAAAGATTATCACTAAGCGTGGAGCCGCCGTCATATCCGCCACCTGACAGGTGGTAGAGCCGACCACTAGCAAGTCTGACAAGGGGGGTAATCCCCGCATCGTAAGTGGCCTGTTCCACTCCCATCGCACACGCATTGGCCGCACACGAACCAAATCCGTTTTGATCGGAAGCCAAGATACCATTAGCGATATAATAGTCAACATGGGCTTTGATCGCCTCATCGGTTAATAGGGGACGCCACTTTTCTCTGGGAGTGAGAACGAAAGAATCTTCGTAGTGCGGTGCGAACAACAGACTTCCCACGGCTGCTTTTCGTGGAAGCAAACCCATGTACCGCTCTTTGCCCCCGGCCACGATGATAGTAGGTGCCATTACTCTCCCCCGTATTTCTTGATTAAGGCTAGAGCCTTTTCCTTCGGTACGGGCGTTTCCCCGATCCAAAGTAGCTCGCCATCTTTTTTGGAAACGATAAATAGGATATTTGTAGTTCCGGCTGCCTTCGCTGTCTTGATGTAGTTGGCGAAACCTTTAGGCGGTTTACCAAACTCATCCGTACTTTGAAAATCGAGCAGCTTCCATCTAGAGTTTTGCTTCGTTCGGCAATACTGTTCGATAGCTTCTTCGGACGCTTGTAGTTCTGGTGTTCGGACTAGAGAATCTTCGACGATGATTGCCCACACGTCTTGGATGACTGGCTCTGGCTCAGGGTCGGGATCGGGGTCCGGGTCTGGTCCAGAGCCTACCGTAACGATGGTTTCCCATTTTTCGACCGTGGGAACCTTTCCATCGGTAGGTGGATAGACGCCTACGAGATACTTGCCGTCTAGTGCGGCTGAAAAGAAAAGGACTAGCTCACCATCCCAGGTGATCGCGGGGACAAAGACAACCTCTTTTCTGGGAAAGAAAG